ACAGAAAACCCTATCTTGTTTGGAGATATAGAAAAATGGTCGTTTCACGAAGATACTAGGTTTGTATGATAAAAGGAGGATATAACAATGAGAAATGAATTAGTAACTATAAACAATGTAAGAGGATATTTAGATGACAATAATACAGCGTGGCTTAATTTAGAAGATGTGGCAAGAGGATTAGGATTTACTCAAGTTAAGAATAATAAAGAATATATAAGATGGGAAACAGTAATTTCATATTGCAATGAGTTTTCCCAACTTGTTGGGAAAGAAAGTTTTATTCCTGAAAATGTATTCTACAGATTATGTATGAAAGCAAACAACGAAGTAGCAAGAGAGTTTCAAGGTAACGTTTGTGACAATATATTACCTCAAATAAGAAAAACAGGAATGTATTTAACAGATAATGTATTTGATTTAATGATGAGAGAGCCTGAAAGATTGGGAGAAATGCTGATTGAGTATGGAAGAACAAGAAAAGAAAATGAACAATTAAAGTTAGATAACAAAATTAAAGAACAACAAATAACAGAATTGCAACCAAAGGCAGAATATACAGATGTTATATTGCAATGTAAAGACTTAGTGACTATGACTGTAATTGCAAAAGATTATGGAAAATCAGCAGTTTTTATGAATGAATTACTACATAAGTTGGGAGTGCAATACAAAGAGAGTGGCGTTTGGTTTTTATATCAAAAATATGCAGAATGTGGATACACAAGAACTAAGACATTTGCAGTAGGAGATAATAATGCTAAAACACATACTTATTGGACTCAAAAAGGGAGACTATTTATTTACAATTTATTGAAAGAAAATGGTTATTTACCTGTAATGGAGGATAAAGATTATGAATAATTATATGGGACGTGAAATGTTTACAACTGTAGATGAAAAAGGGATATACAGAGGATATGTGTTATTAGACTACAACGATGATATTTTTAGACTAGACTATGCGGAAAAAATGAAAATAGAGAGTTGTAATGATGATTGGTACGTTGTAGTTGAGCCTGACAATGAGTATACAAATAATAGAGCGTGGTTAGAAAACAAGTGTATGGATATAATAAACACCTTAGTTGAAGACGATTGGCTAGATGATTTTGATGACGATGATGATTGGTTTGATGATGACAATGAGGAGGACGAGGACGATTATGAATAAGATAATGTTGACTGTTAAAGAGGCGTCAGCTATCACAAATATAGGTGTTGCTAGATTAAAAATGTTAATGAATGAGTATCCCGACTTTCCATATTTAAAAGTTGGTGTTAAATACTTGATAATTGCAGATAAATTGGTGGAATGGTTAAACAATCACAGAGGAGAAGTGTTTTAATGTATTATGACTATTTTGAGGGTTTTGACTTTTACATAGAAAAAGATGACGATAAATTTTATATTTATATTCAAGTTGATAAAAAATACAAAACTATAGCAAAAAAGTATGAATGGTATGTGAAAACTAAAGATAAATTGTGGTTAGTCATCGAAAGTAAGAACAATGCCCTCAATAGTGTAGTCTACGAGGCTAAAGATGTGATATATAAGTTAAGGACACAATGGAGGTTAGACAATGAAAGAAAAAGCTAATCTAAAAGAAAAAGCAGTTGAGAACAAAATAAAAAAATGGTTAAAAGATAGAAATTATTGGTTTTTTAAGGTACACGGAAGCATATTTCAACCCTCAGGGATACCCGATATTCTAGCCTGTATTAATGGAAAATTCGTAGCAATAGAAGTGAAGAGGAGTGAGGGGGGTATAATATCCCCTTTACAAAAAGCACAGATTGCTAAGATAAAAGAAAATGGTGGTATAGCTGGTGTGGCAAATAGTATGGAGGAGTTTTTAGAAATACTGAAAGAGGGTAAATTACTATGAAATTATATAAATATCAGCAAGAATTAATAGATAACAGCCATAAAAATTACATATACCCGCTGGATACAGGGACAGGCAAAACTATTATCAGCATTAATCACTATTGGAAACACGCACAAGGTAAGAAATTATTGATAGTTGCACCAGCACAAAAAGTACGTGAGGGTGGCTGGGATAGAGAGATTAATAAATTTAAGACTTATAACAAAATAGATAATATAGATTATAAAGTTATCAGCTATAACAAATTAAAAGATGTCAACAATGTAAATGATACATATATTATTTTTGATGAGTGTCACTATATTAAAAACTATAAGAAGACACAGAGAAGTAAATATGCTTTAAATTTATGTAAAAAAGCTAATGGATTTTGTTTATTGAGTGCAACACCTGCGAGCAATGGTTATCAGGATTTAGGAAATTACTTTAGTATCTTTGGGTTTTATTCTAGCGGATACAAATATGAAAAAGAGTTTGCAGTAAAGCAATTTAACAATATTGGTTTTTGGGAGATAAAAGAGTGGAGAAACACAGATAAAATAGATGAAATGTGGAAGTCTATAAGTAGTAAAGCGTTAAAGAAAGAGGATTGTGTGGATTTACCACCTCTTGTCTTTGAGGAGTGTTATTTTGACGCAGGAAAAGAATATTTAACCATTAAAAAAGATAGATATTGGAATGGAATCTTATACGATAATACAAGTAAAGTTATAGCAGGACTTAGACAATCAGCTGGGATTAAAGATAAATTAGACTATCTTAAAGAATTTAGAGCCAATACAGACGCAAATATATTGATTTTCTATAACTTTAATAGAGAAGCAAAAGAGATTAAAAAGATTATAAAAGTAGATTATGAAGTCAGTGGAGCAGTATCAAAAATACCTGAGTTTGACGAATATGATACACTTAAAGGTAAAACAACTCTAGTACAAATTCAAGCAGGAGGAGCAGGAATAGAATTGCAATATAACACAGAAGTAATATTCTTTAGTCCAACTTGGTCGTATCAGGATTATTCGCAATCATTGGGACGTGCTTATAGAATAGGACAAAAGAACAAAGTAACAGTTTACAAATATATTGGCAATAAAACGATAGAAGAACGGGTTTATGCAAGATTGGAGGAAAAACAGGATTTTGCTGAAAAGTTATTGACTGATGAGGATTTAGGAGGCAGTTTTGATGATAAATGATAATGTTAGTGATAATATAACGAAAAATCGTAACAAATATATAGGCGGTAGTGATATACCTGCATTATTTAATATTAGTGAGTATAAAAGCTATTATGAGTTAGCAAAAGAAAAAGCAGGTTGTTTAAGAGGTACATATAAAGGTAGTGAATATACTAGATATGGACAATTATTAGAGCCTTTTATAAGAGATTATGTGAACGCTATTTATAATTTGAAGTTTAGAGAAAATACAGCGATAGATAATGCTTTAGGATTGAGAAGTAATTGCGATGGTTTAGATAAAGAAGCTGGATTATTATTGGAAATTAAGACTAATGGTGGAAACAGAGATAGTATAGAGGATTATGTATTACAAATGCAATTATATATGTATCAGTTTAATGTAAATAAAGGATACCTAGTGCAATACAAACGTCCTGATGATTTTTATAAAGGGTATGATTTTGAGATACACAATACCGATGATTATTTTAACCTAGAATTTGATGAGAACAGAATAACAATAAAAGAAATAGATAGAGATGATAATTTAATTCAGGAAATATTAAGAAAAGCAGAAATATTTTGGAGTGATGTTGAGAGATTAAAAGCTAATCCTGAGATGAGTGAAGCTGAGTTTTATTTTAAAAATGAGATAGCTGAATACAGAAACACAGTAACAAAATTGAGTAGATTAGAAAATGAATTACAAAAATTAAAAAACATAGAAAATGAGGCTAAAGAGCAAAGAGAGATTTTATATGATTTAATGCAGAGATACAATGTAAAGACTATGGAAACAGAACATTTACAAATTACAAGAGTAAATCCTACACAAGCAGTAACAATAGATAGTAGTAAATTAAAAGAAGAACAACCTGATTTGATTGAAAAGTACAGTAAAGTTAGTAATAGAAAAGGCTATGTAAGAATCAAATGTAAATAAAGATTATAGGAGGTAATAAAAATGCAGGTA